GCAGTCGTTGGGGACGACTCGTATCGCACGCGGAAGCGCTCCAGCATCGTTACCGTGTCATCGTCGCCCATATCGCCCGTTGTGAAGCTCGATGTTCCGGTTGCTCCATTGAGTGCAACAAGCTGGTTAGAACTGTTGAAGTACGCGGGAACCTGTCCACCTGACAGCCAAAACTGCGAGTCAACAGGAATATTTGGAAGCCCGTCAATGGTCGATGAGTAAGCGTCCATCCCATCGATAGTGACGCCTGGAGCGATGTAGTTAAGCGGCGCTTGAATGGTCTGATCATTGCGGCCCCACTGCTTCTTCAGAACGTGGTAGACCAGCACTGAATCACACACTCCGCTAGAAGTATTCGATGGGTAGAAGACCCGGACAAGGTTGTTTTGCTTGTCGTAGATCGCCTTTGTCCGGTAGCGGTAGGTCGGGTTTGAGTTATCCAAGAACCATTGCCGGATTACGCCCGTACCGATAGGAGTTGGCCGTATTCCATCGAACAACCAAAAGTTGTCATTCGACACGATGAAATGCGCGCCACCCATGTCGCAGACAGCCTCTTGCCCACAAGCTCCCGCTTCGCCTCCAGGGATCAAGTTCCATTGCCACACAACAGGTGATCCAGCGAAACTCCCGACGAAGATGGCACGATTCTTGTACGCAACGATGTAATCACCGAGCGTCAGCGCAGCTTGAATAGCGCCTTCAATCGCGACCAAACGGCCAGTATTTGCAAGCGTTGCGACGTTGGGCGCCCAACTCGTTTGATCGCTCTGCGCACAGCACCACCAACGATCCGGAGATGGGCCGTATGTCGCCTCATTCGTGTTGAACGCAACGACAAAGTTGTTGGAAGCACTGACAACGATCTTTGCCTTTGGAGCGCCTGCGATGGCTGCAAATGCGCCGGATGCCGACGACTGCATGGCATCGGAAAGGTTCGTTGCCACTGTGGTGTCGCCGAACTGACAGTATGACCAGCGCGACTCGCTAGATCCTGTGTACGAACCGGCGCTGCGGTCGGTCCAGCTTGTACCATTCAGCTCATACAGCTTTGTCTGAGTGCCTGCAAAGATGCGGCGAGATCCATCAAGCTTTGTTGCTACAACAGCGCCGCGCGCATCCGATGCCAGCGCTGCTGCAGTCGTGGCAACCGGAGACGGCGCACCTTTGAAGCCCCCTTCATACGGAACAACATTCGAGCAGTCCGTAAATACTCCAAGCGTTGTGCGATCTGCATCAGGAGCAAATCCAGCAATCGGGGTCATATCGTCTTGACCCTCAGTGCAGAACCGCTATGGGTAGCTTCGTCGTCTTGATCTTGCAGCGTCTTCACTTCCTGTTTGAAGAGCCCATCCCATTGGGCGGCGCTGGCCCCGTCTTTGGTGAAGAATGCGCCTTCACGCAAGCATGCATAGAGATAGATATTCGGATGGTTCGTCAGCAACCAATTCGCCCCAGCGCTTATCAGCGAAGGGAAGCGGGCGTAGTACATGATATTGACCGTGTAGGCCGAATCAGGTGTAGGCCCGAAAAGGACATTCGCTCCCTCAATCGTGTAGACGAACGGGCGTCCTGCATACCCGCTTTCCGGGTACTTCACATCCATGTGCTCGATATTCACGTACTGGCATGCGGTCTCTGGAGCGCCAGCAATGGAGACGTTCTCAAACTCCAGCCAGTCAGGCGGCAGCGAAACGGCACGCGTCACGGTGGAAGTCGTAAGGGTTGCCGTCACCAACTGGGTTCGCAGGCGCAGTTCACGAGCAATACGGCTCTCAGCGATGGAAACGAAATCGGGAATCGTCGTTGTCAGATCCGTGCGGTTCATCCATGAAGCAACCGAGGCCAGCAAACCGGTATAGGTGCCGTCGAGCGCCATGGCTTACACCCGTCCCGGCCAGATCCTGAACTTGGAAAGCTCAGGGTCGTTGCACATGCGTTTGATGTGCATCGGATTGCTCATGAACTCCTGGAAGTCGATCCCGTTGGCGTTCATGTAGATCTGCACCGCCACCAGAGGCAGACGTGCAGCATGTTTCATCTCAGAGGTGCCGTGGAAGCCTTGGTTGTGCCGAGCCTTCACATCCTCAAGAATCGGGGTGCAGTCCTGCACGTTCTCGATGACGAGCCTATCCCCCTGCGCATGCAGGTTGGTCTGCATGTCGCTCATTTAGCAGTTCTCCAGCGGGACCACGTTGACCTTGCCGGCCGCAGTGCCTTGGATGTATGCGATGTTGGTTGCGTTGTTCACCGCCAGCCAAAGACTGTCTGCAGGCTGGACAAGGATGTCGTTGGTTGTCGCGACAACTGCCGATGTGCCGAGCTTCACATACGATTCGTTGATGGCTGCTACACGGATGTAGCGAGGCAGGTTGCCCGCAGAATCAACAGGGATGGCAGTTCGCGCCGACGCAGCGCCAGTGGTAGCAGTAAACCCAGTCGCAAAGACCGTGATTGCTCCACCTTCAAAGGTGTTGGACATTTGAGCTCCAGCGCTTCGCAGCGTTAGGAAAAAGAAAAGCCCCCGAAGGGGCGGCGATCAGTTGACGCAGTAATTCACTGCGACACTGAACGTGCCGGCCGTCGATGCGGTGCCGGTTTCGGTGTAGGTGCAGGTGATCGTCTGTGCAGTGGTGCTTGGCACCCATGCAACCGTCGCGGCTTGCGTGAAGTTGCCGATGGCGGCTTTCACGTCCTGAGCAGCAGTGAATGCCGTTGCCGATCCACCCGAAAGACCCACCGAAACCGTAGCGGTAGTGGCCGCATTGGAAACGATGGGGACCTGCACATGGATCGATACGATGCGAGCACCAGCAGGCAGAATGCCCACGGTAGCCGTGTTGGTAGCACCGCGCGCCACGTCCCAGCTAAGGGCCATGACAACGGAGCCCTTGGCGCTGGATGCATCATCGATGAATGCAATCCCGCCAGTAGCGGTCTGAGAGAGTTCTTTGCCCATTTTGTTCTCCAAGTTGGGGCGCCCGAAGACGCCCCGTTGCATTACAGGATGTCGTAGACAGCGCCGTGTGCCTTGGGAGCGCGCATTTCGAGGCAGTACTCAACAACCAGCTCCTTCTGCATCGCGTCACCAGTCGTTGCCAGATCGATGGTGCTGAAGGGACGCAGGTACGCCACCGCAACCTTGTCGGACTGCAGAATGAACACGTCACGGGCGCGTTGGAATCGGTTCGGCACGGCCTTGATCTCGCCGAAGTCCGATGTGTACACATCGATGCTGGCGTAGAGCTTGGCATCTTCTGACTTGTCCATCCGCGTAGCATTGCCGGTGAAGGTCGAGAAGGTCTGCTTGCCGCCCGGAGGGAGCATGATCGTGTCTGGCATGCCGCCAGCGGTGAAGATCGACTGCAGGACCGATTTCAGTTGCGCTTCGGTGAAGGTGCGCTGCGTGCCGTCCGTCTGCGCGGTGTTGCCGGTATAGCTGGCGAGCGTGGTATTCGACGCCTTGGACGTGTTGTCCACGATCCAGCCAAGCAGACCACGCGACTGACGGGGATCCGTTGCGGTAACGTTGTTCTGGGTCAGGCCAAACTCCATGTCGCGCTTCAGTTCCAGAGCGGCCAGAGCCATCTGATAGCCCATTTCGTCCTTGCGGCCAGCCGATTGAACGGCTTGCTGCGTACCGGACACCACGACCGTCTTGGTAGAGATCTGGGTACGGTTGGACAGACGAACGGTCGGCGTCACGACCTTGGCGCTGGCGTTGTCACCTTCGACCTGGGCATTGGACGCAGCCGCTGCGAGGTCTTGGGTTTGCCATTCGTGCAAGGTTGCCGTGGCCTTGGCTTTGGCGGCCATGTTCAGCAGCGGGGTCTGGGTCGGCGAAATGCGATAGATGGTATCGCTGAGGTCTTCACGGTTGCCGATGGCGGCGGTCGTGAGATAGGTATTGGTAGGTGCGGTCATTTAAAACTCCAGCGTCTCTCGACGTTAGGAAATGAGGGATGCGAACACAGCGCCAGCGTCCTCAACCCGACCCGACTTGGACAGCCGCTGATATGCAGCAGTGCGTTTGTCGATCTGGTTCGATTCACCGCCAGCAGGACGGAGAACACGTTGAGGCGTGTTATCGATCTTCTTGGCAGCTGCTGATGCCTTGGCAATCATCTGGTCGTACTTCATTGCCTTGTACGACTGCACGATTGCACGGTGGTCCGTGACGGAAAAAATCTCCTGCTCTGTGAGCCCCTGACTTTTCAGGTAGTCCCGCAGTTCAGTAGCGCCGGCCCTCAGCTTGGCTTCATCCTTCCATTCGGGGATCTTGGCGACCAATTCTGCTCGCTGACCCTCGACAAAGGACTTCATGCCCGCTTCATACTCGGCTTTGGACTGAAGCTGGATCTGCTCATGCTGTTGAGCCAACTGCTGCAACTGGGCTTGTCTCGTTTGCGCGAGGTGCTGTTGACGCAGGTACTCAACCGGATCGCTTTCCAAAAGCTTCGGCCAATCGATGTTTTGTTGCTCTTGCAACTGGGCTTCCAGCAACGCTGCGGTCTTTTGCAGACCTTGTGCATACTGGTTGCGTTCCTCACGCGCTTTCGCAGCTTCGGCCTCTGCAGCCTTACGCTGCTCGGCAACCTGTTGCGTTTTCTGCGTGTAGTCCGCTTGCCGCAGCCCATTTTTGTAGGCTTCGGCGACCTGTTCCTTAGTCAGCTCAATCGTCTTGCCGTCTACTTCGACGGTGACTTTCTCTACTGGCGGCTGGTCCTGGTCAGGCTGTGCCGGCTCGGCTTCAGCCTTGCGCTTTTCCTCTTCGGCTAGTTCTGCTGCGGCTGCTCGTTCAGCATCCGTCAGGCCATCAGCCTCGGGGGTAGCGCTTACTGGCTCTTGCGGGTCCAGCAGCGCAGCAAACGCTGCACCGGCCTGGTTGATGTCCAGGCTACCTTCTGCGGTGGGTGTCGAAGACGTGTCCACAATCTCTCCTTTGCCGACGCATCACTGCGCTGGGCTACCCAACAAAAAGCCCTCCGAAGAAGGCATTCATGCGCGTTGGGCAAACGCTGAATCAGGGGTTTGCTGCGAGCCATGCATCCAGCACAGCAATATCAGCCTGAACACCATCAAGCTCCGTCTTGCGGGCCTGAAGATCATCTTTCACCGGCTGCAACTGCGCTTTGAGCATGTCAGCCTGGTCCGCAAGTTCTTTGCGGCGGTCTACTATTGCTGAACGAACCACGTTGGCCATCACACTCTCACTACTTCACCAGTAGTTAGCTGGTAAGCAGGCTGGCCGCGTTCTGCACGCACGCAGCCGAAACGGGTTTCAAACGGATCGCCCTTCGCATCAGGATGCCAGACAGTGACGATCTGATGGCCGCGCCGATTGCGTTCGTTGATGAGCGTCATCACTGCGTCCCAGCTCCATAGGGAACCTTCGACGCTTGCCACTCGCGCTCCCGCTGCTCTTTGGTCTGGTAGTACTGCAGATCCTGCTTCGCGATCTTTCCATCGCTCAGCGTCTCCTGCAGAATGGCTTCCACCGTGTTGAGCAGTGACAGCATCAGCCACAACTTTTCGCGGCCTGCCTCGTCTCTTGCCGGTGATTTTTTCCATTGGTCTGTGATCTCCGCTTGTGCGGTCTCGAATGCGCCTTGAAATGCCTCGTTTTCGAGCACTTCGCGGGCGCGGTCGGCGTTGTAGATGCGTTGTTCGAGGGTCATTGCTGCACGTCCGATGCAATCTCGTTGGTCGATGCTTCTGTAGCAGCGTCGTCCAGCTTTGCCTTACTCATGATGTTCGCCACCTGTACCTTGGTTGCCGCTTCTAGCTGCGCCTTCTCCCACAAGAAGGCCTGCTCGCGTTGGTGGGCTGCGTCTGCGTACTGCATCTTCAGCGTGGCTAGTTGCGCCTCGTTTTGCACCCTGAGTGCATGCTGCTCGGCCTCGGAGCGCTGCCGGTTGTTATCTACCTCCGCCTGCATCTGCATGCGAGCCTGTTCAAGCTGGCCTTCATAGTTGCGCTGGGCCTCGGCTGTCTGCGCTGCGTACTGAGCCTTGAGCTGTTCAACCTGTGCGTTGGCTTGCAGTTCTGCCTGCTTCGACTGAGCGCTGACCTGAGCCTTCATTTGCTCGATCTGCATCATCCCCTGCAGCTTCGCCTGCTCTGGATCAGGCTTTGGCGGCGGTGAGTTCTTCTCCGGGTTGTTGAAGTACCGGTCTGGGTCGCGATGGCCCATGAGTTTGATGGTGTCGCTTTGCAGGTTGTAAACGTTCTCAGGTGTCGCTACGCCAATCGCCATCACATGCGCCTGCGTCTGGGAAATGGCCATCAGCTTCTGAATCTGCTCATCCTTCGAGCCGATGCCGAGTCCAACGTTAATGTTCACATCGAACATGTTGCGCCACTCGCGCGGGTCCATTTCCACCCAGTTCCCAGCCACACGAACCTGAATCTTCTTGTCCTGGTGCTGGCTGATGAGCTTCAGCATCATGCGGAACAGCTCTACGAACCCTTCAGCGAAGTTCCGCGCAATCAGGTCAACCCGCATGTCGCCCTTGTTCGTGATGATCTGGACGCCCGTGGCGGTCTGGTTGAGCGCCTTGGAATCGTTGCCTTGTGAGTAGCGAGTCCAGCCGGTGCGCTGCTCCAGATCCATTTCGAGCCACTGCATCATTTCGGTAGATGAACCAATGTCGCCTTGACCTTGATCCAGCCGTCCAACCATGCCGGGCGCCTTGGTCCGCACAATGCCGCCCGGACGCGAAGTCAGCAAGTCGTCAAGATTTACCTGGCCCTCAACCGCGAAATACCGGCCATTGACCTGCAGGAACATGTTGTCCTGCTGCGCCCGAACCGTGTTCGTGATGATCTTCTGAGATTCCATCGACAGATCGGCGATGGACAGCCCAAAGAACTTGTGCGGCATCGGCACTGGCGTGATCGAGATGAACGGCGCGATGTCGCATTCCTCGTTCTCCAGCATCTCATTGCCCGCGATAGTGACCTTCCGGAGCTCGGCAATGCCGTCGCCGTTGTAGTCACACCGCAGATACAGTTCGTTTACCCAAACGAGACGTTGCGAATCGTCACCGGGGTTGTCAACACCCATCGAGGCGAACTCATCGTCATAGCTCAGCCGAGTGACGCGTTCGGCATTCAGCGAAGCCGCGGCATCATCCGAACCGATGTTGTCAACGTTCTTGTACCCCATAGAACGCAACTCAGACAGGGTGCGGGCCACACGATGACCAACCATCCGTGCGGTCGGAATCGACTTGCCGTCACGCGAGATTAGGAATTCTTCAGGCGGCACGTTGTCGATGACAAGCTTACCGCCCTTCTTCGTGCGCTTGAACGCCACGTCGTACAGCATGGCTGGCGGCTGCGATTCGATCTGTTGAATCTGCTGCTGCATTTGCTGGGCGGCGGCCATGGCCTTTGGGTTGCCTTGCGGCTGCGGTCCTTGACCGGGCGGCATCCCCTGCGGAGGCCCTTGCTGGCCCTGTGGCGGCTGTTGCGCAGCCTGCATCGCCTGCTGGAGTTGCTGCGTCAGTTGCTGAATGGCCTCTTGCCGATGCTGCGCGTCTTCCTCGTCGGGATAGCTCGTCTGCTCAATCGGCTCAACCTCTGGATCTTCCATGATCTGCGCCAGTTCTACCTGCGTCAGACCCTTGTACTCTTCGCGCGTCTCTTCAGTGCGCGTATCCCACCACACCTTGATGATGCCGTTCTTTTGCAAGAGCGCATCGTTGAACCACGTCGAGCAGATTGCATGCCCGTTGTTTTTCTTCATGAAGAGGTAGTTCAAGTAGTCCGTGCACTGACGGGCCTTCTCTTCGTCGCCCTGCTGCGATGGCTCAAACTCCACAACCTGATCATCACCCACGAACTTTGCCATCAGCGCGGGCATCATCGACATGATGGTGTTGCGCACGACCGTGGCTACGAACGTAGATCGGCCATCGATCTCTGGCGGCATCAGGTCAAGCTGCGGCAGACCGAGGTAGTACACCTCCGCCTTGCGCCGCTGGTCGGCCAGCTTTCCGCCGAAGTAGCCGACAGCTTGGCGCAGTTCTTGGTTGGCTAGCGCCTTCAGCTCGTCATCGGTCAGTGGTGAGGGTTTTGCCATCGTCGGGACGCATCACTGCGCTGCCTTTGTGTTTGGATTGCTCTATTTAGAAGCTGGCGAACGGCTCTTTACGATCTCAAGCGCATCACTTAGAACTTCTAAATGGTGGCCTGGAGGGCAGAAGCCGGAGATTCCACAGCCAATGCGTTTGCGAAGATGGCCGTCCAGATTGGCGATGGCGTTTTCAAGCTCGCAAATCCTCACAGCCATGTCTTGCTCTCCCTTGGAGCCATAACGACTGGAAAGAACGGCCATCTTTCCGTACTTGGCGCGATGCGCTTCCGTCCCAGGCGTATCTGCTAGTTCTGATGGCGCCGACTCTTTGACCCACTGTTCGAATGTTTTCATCGCGACCCCAAGAATGGATAGTTGAGCTTACCGCCCCAGTCGTCGTTAGACATCTGATCTACGGCCATGCCCACATAGCGGAACATGTCCGCATCGTGGCTGTACTTGTCATGCAAAGGCGCGCCAGGCTCCCGCGTCTTCTCGTTGATCGAGCGCTGGTAGCGCTTCAGGCTTTCCAGCAAATCAGCCGTCTTGTCCTGGTCGAAATACAGCCGAGGGAACAGCAATCGCGCGGCCTTGATGCCCTCTTCGACATCCAGTGCAGACAGCACTACAACTCGGCGATTCATCGCCTGCAGAGCCTCTTCAGTGCTCTTTCCAGTCTGTGTGTTCCTCGCCCTGCCATCGTGCGGGATGTAGTCCGTTCCCCACCGGTAGGGCTTCTTTTCAAGCTCTGTGATGTACCAGTCCAATGTGCGGTGACTGTCCTTAAGGTGATCGATAAACCGCACCTCCGAGCCCTGCCGCTGCACCATCCCGATGGACATGGCGTCATTCCAGCCCAAGTCCCAGACCGTGTGCACCTTGAGCAACGGGTCATACGGCACAAGGCGGACGCGCTTTTCTTCATACAGCCGCTCAATCTCATGGCGGTAGATCGCGCCCTCAGACACTCGCTTGGGCTGACCACCCCAGATGTTGGGGTAGTTGTCAGGGTCGCGCCTCAGCGTGTCCTGCCGCTCCATCTCAAGTTCAGGTCCAAACCATGGGTTGTCATCCCAGTTCATCTGAATCACGAAGTCTTCAGGCGCTGCGTGGACAACGAAACGTTGGTAGGTCTCGTCCGTCTCCATGTCGGGATTGAATGTGATCCAGATCTCGGAGCCAGTCTTGCGAATGGTCGGCGTCAAGATGTCCCACGAGCGTTTCGTCACTGTCTGGGCCTCTTCAACCCAGCACACATCGCAGCCTTCAAACGACTTGATCGACTCGACCGTGTGTTGAGCTAGGCCAGCAAACAAGAACAGACTGCCGTTCTTTCCTCGAATCTCTGTTTCCAGAATGTCGAAGAAAGCACCCAGGCCCATCGCCTGGATCTGGTCACTCAGTAGCCGGTGGACCGAATCCTTGATCGACTTCTGCACTTCCCGAGCACACAGCACCCGGATTGGCTTCTGCGCTGCGAGGACAAGCAAAGCGCGGGCGAATCCCCACGACTTGCCCGACCCACGCCCCCCATAGGCGACCTTCTTCCGCTTCGGCGCAAACAGCGGCTGAAGCTTCTCGGGGAGCTGGACGTTCACGGCTTGACAATGAACTGCACTGTCAGGCTGTGATCGATTGCGCCGCCATCCGCGCCTGTGTGCTCAATGGCCGCCAGCTTCGGATGAATGTAGGGGGCCGCATCCTTGGCAAAGCCCGCAGCCTTCTCCATGTTGCCCGACTCGCGAAAGCTGTTCATCGCCTCCAACATCACCTCAAGCGGCGTAATGCCGGCAGCAGCGGCCTTGTCCGCAATCTCGCGCGTCTTCTTGGTCGCCGAACCAGTCTTGCGGCCAGCACCCTTGCGAGCACCACCACGACCTGATTTCGTTTGATTGTTTTCGGACATGACAGTAGAAATCAAACAGCAGGTGGCTCAACAGGTGGCTCTGGCTTCTTCTCTTCCGTCAGCCAGTAATACAACACCTTCGCCTCTTGGACGTTGCCCGTTGCCTTGGTGCATTCGAGCTTGAGCT